TAAATCTCTTGAGCTTCTTTGATTGCTGACTTGAGCAATTTATCGTCAACATTCTCATTCAAAGGAGTGTTGTCCTTCAAATAGGTTGTTGAAATGAAGTATACAAAGTTGGTCATCGTTTAATTCTTCTTAATACTTTTTGAACCCAAATGTGTCTGCATTGTGGTGTGTTGACATCAAGTGTTGGATTGTGATACCAACCACCTCTGCGTTTCCACACATCGTATCCCAACTCCGCTGACATCATATTGATGTCCTCTCTTGAGTATACTCGTCCGCTTCCTTCTACCTTTCTACAAAAGTCCCTTGATGTCGGAATGATTACTGGACCATCAATTCCCGGTGCAAGTCCGTATTGATAGCGAACCACCAATTCGGTTTGAAGGTTTTTAATTTCTTCCAATCCTTTTGGGGTGGTTTCCAATCCGTCCTCGTATGACTTAATCAATTCGGCTTTTGCAAGTTTGGCAATTGCATCTGCAACAACCTTTGCGTCAAGTTTGGTGATGTTTACGATGTCCCCAACTTGTAAACCTTTGTTCTCTTTCAACACATTCAAGATGGCAGTTTCAACGGCATCAACGAACTCAAACTTGTAGGTTTCAAAGTTGTCTGCACTCTCTCCGTATTGTTGAAATACCTTGATGTCTCTTTCATCATCCCATCCAAAAGGATTTTGTTTTGATAGGGCAACGGCTTCAACTGGTGTTGCGGATGGCAATGCATCACCTCCGGCAATCGGTGGAAGATTTGCCAATTGGCGTTTCTCGTTAATTGTCATATTTGACAACACATTGTTTGCAACCAACGGACTCAAAGCATTGATGGCATCATTCAAAGATGATTGTTTCACATCGGTGATCAATGGCAATCCAAGTTCTTTTCTCGCTTCTTCGTTGGTGATAACTCCAGCGGTAAACAAAGCCTGATAATCCAATCCGATAGGTGGCTTGTTGATGGTTTCCAACTTCACCGATGCGATAGGTTCAAGCAAGTAAGCGAAGGTATCATCAATCTTTTGTTGACGGGGTTCAATGTATGCGTGATGGAACATCTCATAGGCTTCAATCAATTCCGTTCTACCGCCTAACTGACCTTCCACACGAACTCCAAACAACATTGGAGAGTTGACCTTGTGTGCTACAAATATCTCTTGTTGTACGGTCTTATTCAACAAGTCAAATTGCTTGTCAAAATCCGATGGCTGAAGGTTGCTGATAACAGATTCCTTCTCTGTCGGATCGTTGTATTGGATAATTAACCCACCGGCATTGTCCGTGCCTTGATAGTTTTCTTTAAATCTCCTTGCAGTTGCACGAGCTTCTTCAGGTGTGGGGATCCCTTTGAATAACTGGATGTGAGTTTGTGCCGTGAATCCGTTCTTGATGCTATTCAAATAGTAATTGGATATCTCGGTGTCAACCTCAATGTATTTCAACGCACCAACATAATCAGGCAACGGATATTCACCTTGTCCTGGGCGGTAAAACTGGCAATAATATATTTGCTTGGATTCTCTGGTGATTGGGTTGTATGGTTGATAGTGAATTTTCTCCGCTTTGCTATCTGTCCAGTCAGCACAATACACATAATCACCTTCAAGACCTTTGCGAATGTCTTTGAAAGGGATGTGATAGAATTCCGAAGGTGCGGTCTTTGCCTTGTTCCAAATCACCTCAACTGCAAACCCATTGAACAACTCGGCATCGTATGCAATCTTTGCTTTGAGTTCTTCGTAGGTTTCGTAAGCGTTTATATTTTTAAGTTTGGCTTCGGCTTTTGCAATCTCCTCCGTACTTGAACCAAATACCTCCGTGCCTATTCCAGCAATGTATGATGCTTTTGCAGAAACGATGGCATTGTGTTTGGGTGATTTATTGAATAACTCAATGAGAAAGTCAGGATAGAGATTGTCAGCACCAAAAGTCACGAATCCTTTCGCTTTGTTCTCTTTGAAAACAGGGAGCTTGTTGTCGTGAAAGTTTAATCTTTGGAATATCATCTCTATCAAATAGCAATCAATCTTTTTTGTTTGAGAACTTGTCAATAGATGTGAATCCAAGACAAGCAATCACGATGAATTCCACCGCACTCACCAATTCTGGAGAAGGTACGATATCAGCAGGGCTGAGAGAATTATGAGCCATTGTAGCAAACAAAACAAAAGCACCGATAATGCCCACGAATCGTTTTGATGACATCTCTCCTTTGTCACCCGTGAAAATCTCTAAAAGTTTTTTCATAAATCCTTACTTTCTAATAGTGTGTATGTGAAGGAATTGCCGTGCAAGGTGGCAGCCTTCTTGACTAAAGCCATAAACTCGTCAAAATCTGCTGACTTTTTGAACACCTGACAACCTTCACTCCAATTCTCAACATAGGTTGAATCTGCACCAGCCTTGTGGATATTGATTCCGTAGATACCTTCGGTGATTAACTTGGTGTCGTAGGTCATATCCTTGTTGGCATCTCTGTACACCTTCACTGGTTTGGCTTGTTTTAACGCTTCGTATTTGCCTTGATGCAATCCGATTGCGTGACTGCCACGATATTGTCCGGGAACTAAACGAGCAACGCCTTGAGCATTGTGAAATTCCTTCACTCCCTTTGTGCCAGGATCAGTTGTCGCAGCCCATTTCTTAAAATGCCACACATCTCCGATTTTGTAACTCACGGTTAACAAGTCATCAAAGACATTTGTCACCTTGCTTCCAGTATCCGAATTGCGAATCCCAATGATGTTCAAGTTGTAATCACCTGATTCAAAGAACTTGTAGTTCTTGACCTTCATTGCTTGTTTGATTTTGTCTATCATTTGCCTTGTCCTTTATATGGTTTTGAACTCTTGTGTTTGTTCTTGTGCTTGGTATGTCTGCCAAGTTTGTTTTTGGGTTTAGAACGGAATGATGTGATGTTTACTTTTGCTGCCATAAGTACATTCTAAAATAGTCAAACTCTTCCTTTCCACCTTCGGAGAGATAGTTCAAATACGCATCATAGATCTTCCCTTTGAACTCAATTGGTGTGGTGGTTGTATCCAATCCAGCACCTACCATCTTGACGGCATACACCTCCATTTGGTCTTGAACAACTTGCATCTGTTGAACCACGGATTCGGCTTTCTTTTCAGCATTCACCACCGCTTCTTTCAATTGCTCTTTCTCAACCACTTTTGCTTCCACCAATTTCTCACTAACCTCGTGTGCTTGTTTAGTGGCTTGACCAACCTCTTGTGTGTTCTGTTGAATCTTCTTCAACAAAGCATCAATGTCACTTACTGGCTTGGGTTCAGTTGCCCAAGATTCGGTGAACAAATAACCACCGATGAAAGCCAATGCAAAAATGATTAACAACCTCATAGTTTCTTCATTGAGTTAATGATGCGTAGTTCAGTAATGGCTGCCGACAATGCAGAATCTGCCGTTTTTAACGCCCTGTATGCTTGTTTCTGCTCTGCTCGTAGTACTGCCATCTCTTTGCGACATTCGTCAATTTGTTGTTGATTGCCCGAACGCAAGTCCATATACAAATAACTAACAGCCAACAGCATACAAAAAGCCACGGCAGCAACAGGGTTTTTACGGAATTGGTCAAAGCTAACAGGTAGCGCATTGGGTTTTATCTTTGGCGTTGTCATAATAGTGCTGCTAATTGATCACCAGTTGTATCAACGGTAGACGCATTTTTTAAGCGTTCACCGATGCTTCCTGATGTGGTGAGTGATGAAGTTGCGTAATCCCATACCGCTGCAGGGGTTAATACTGCCGTCCCTGTGGTATTGTCTACGGGTACACCTAAAGCAACTGAACCAGCAGCAGGTACTTTTAATGTGCCTGTAAGTGTATTAAGTGCATAAGATACCCCATCTCTTACGTTAGCAGGAATTGGAGAATCTACTACAGTATTTGGAGAAACTAATCTTGTGGCAGGTGCTGCAGGTGATGGTGATAATGCTCCGTTTGTTGAACTATCGCGGAACTCAAAGTATGATCCAATTGTTTTAATGTAGTGTATGCGTGACACGGAAAAAGGTACATTACCATACTGAGAACATAGAAATGGGCCACTGCATAGATTAATTGCTGAAGCATTAGAACTAAATAAACCCGGGCTCCCTAAAGAAATCAAAGAACCAATTACGCTAACATAACAGGCTTGAGTTGTAGATATGCCAACACCTACACCTGAACCTGTTACATTACCTGTTACATTTAATGTTGCGAGTGTATTTAAACTTATAGCAACTTGATTAACTGTACTATTACCGATTAAATTTCCAGTTATGTTTATATTGCCGTTTCCATTTATCGAAATACAACCAGCTGTTTGACCACCAGTCGCAAACCCAACATCTCCAGTTACGTTTAAAACATACCCAGTCGCACTAACAAGGACAACAACTCTAGCACTGCCATCAGACACTTGTCGAATATTGCCAACAAAATTAAACGTGCAGGCTGCTGTTATATTAATTTGTCCAGAACTTCCGCCTCCATAAACGTTGCCAGTAAAATTGACAGTTCCCGTATTTATTACACTTAAAAGAATTGAATCTTTTAACTGATTACTCGAAACATAATTTAGATTTATATTTACAACACCTGTTGAATTTACAGTCAGCAATGTTGTAGTACCGTAAGTCGTTTGACTAAAAGTGCTTGTGCAAGTTACAGTAATATTAGTTCCTGTTATTAAGAACCCACCTCCAGCTACTATAGGAGAAGATGCTGTATTTCTTAAAGTCAACACCGTCACATTCTGGTCAATAGTAACCGTGAAATTATTGGAATAAACATCATCCGCAGATGTAGGCAACGCACTTGTATTCCATACGGTTGTATCGCTCCAATTTCCCGATTTTACGGCATATACGTTGGCCATAATTACAACCCTTTATCTGTTATAAATGTTTGTAAAGTACCCATAATACCCTCAATCGCTTTCTCAAACGCTGCATCGCTCTCCGCTACTTCAAACACATCTAAAATCGAAACGGCTTTAGCGTGGTCGGGCAATTGCTCAATACCTCCTAATTCTACATTTCTGTAAGGAGTTAAACGCAAAGCTACACTTGCACCTCTTGGGGCATCGTAAGGACTTATAGATAGGTTGACTAAAAAGTATGGGTACTCTTTTCCGTCTACAATAGTTGGGTTTGTGCTAATTAATGGCATATCTTATGAATAAGTGTGAGTGTATCTATTTGTCCAATCTACATTGGTGGCAGTCCCTACGGTTGCAGTTCCATCCGATGCAATGGTCAAACGGGTAATTGTCCAAACCGATGCACCTTCGCTGCTTCCGCTTGCCGCCTTCCCTAAGTAATCGTAAACATTAAAATCGTGCCTGTATGAAAGTTGAACGGAAGTGACAATATCACCACTACCCAAAACCGAAGTTCCGTTAATGGTCTTTATGTTTGTGCCTGATATCAATGTATCTTGTTTGGCATTCAATGCCGTTTGCGTTGCCGTGCTTACTGGCTTATTTGCATCACTTGTATTGTCCGCATTGCCCAACCCCACTTGTGCTTTTGTAGTGGCGTGTGGGTTGCTTGTATTGGATGTGTGTGAAGTAAGGGTTGAAAGGTTTGCGGTGATCTGTGCTTGTAACTTTCCGAACGCACTCAGCACGGTATCAGTTGCAGAAATTACGGCATTGGTTGCCAATGACAAACCAGTCAAAACAACTGCCCTCACTCTCGCTGCGGTGAAGTATTGATTTGTTCCTTCGCTGATGTCCGTTGTTGTCAATACAACTGCACCAGTCTTTGCGTTTACGGATTGAACATTCCCTTGAGATGCGATGGTGATGGTTTGAAGTGCATCGTCAAAGGTGATGGATGTGTTTGAACCAGCCAACAAACTGGCTTTCACCTTCGTGTAAACTCGTGTATTGGTGAAATATAGGTTTGTTCCTTCTGCAAGGTTTGTTGTGCTATTGGCTTCCAATACCCTTTGTCCAATGTTGGCAAGGTTTGTCCGTTTGGTTACACCTTCGGAATAGTCAACAATTGGGATACTGTCCTGAACGACATCAATTGTTCCTATAGGATCTAATTGGGATATTTTTTTGTTAGCCATAACTTTCTACCAAACGACCTCCATCCTCTTGGAGTAATAAAAATGAATCTTCGGTTAATAAAAAGTACGCCCTCAATGCATCCACATCATAGTTTCGTTGGTTGAATTCTACATTGCGTTCAAAACCCATATCACGGTTTGTTGTGAACAGTTTCTTGGTGAGATCAACTTCGTGTTCAACACCCATATCACGATTCGTTGTGTATATTTTTTCGCTCACGATACCTGGTAGAATAATTCGTTGTTTAACAATGGGAGAACTTTCAAGATGCCTGTTTCAACCAACTCGTCAGCCAATGACGGATTCAAGTTGTTCGATGAAATCTGTGCATAGATTCTGTATTCGTGTTCACCAACTTCCAAAGTTGTGTTGTCGGTTGCACCTTCATCAAACAAAAACTTGTTGTATCTTTCTTTGGCAGTTGATACATCGGTCAAAATGAAATTCTTGTAAGCGTCAGTTTGTCGGCACTTCATACTAAATAAAAAATACGGGTTTGCAATAGTGACCTTTTCGGTCAATGTCACATACCAGTATTCGGAATCTTGTTTGGTTACCTTCAACATCTCTACAAAATAGCGAGAGTAAAAATATGTAACAAAAAAAGGGAGAGCAATTGCCCTCCCCATTCGACCTATGAAACAAGAATCAATTAGATACCCAAAGCGGTAACAACTGAACTTTGCAATTTGTAAGGTGCTTCCGCTTCGATAGCAGAAAGAGTAACTTCATAACCGTTGGAATCTCCCATCGCAGTACCGGTGTTGGCAACCATAGCGGTCACATCACATCCGTACTCCTTACCGACCAAAAAATATTCATCGTTGTTGTTTTTCACGATGCAGAAACATCTGCCTTGTGCCAACAATTTCATTTCATTTCTTTTGGTGGTTGACAATCTGCGAAGTTTGAAAGCAACATCCGACT